GAGCGTAAAAAAGACAACGATCAAGCACAACAAGACCTTGCAAGAGCAAGATTAATGCAATCAGGTGAAAATTTTGACGAAAAACTAGAGCAAAATGAAGATTTAGCTAAATTAAGAGCTGGAGTTAGCCTTGCTAAGACTGGAGTTAACCAAGCTAAGATAATGATAGACGATTAATTATGCCATTGACAGAAAAAGGTAAAAAAATTATGAAATCTATGAAGAAACAATATGGTAAGAAGAAGGGAGAAACTGTTTTCTATGCATCCCGTAACAAAGGTGTTATAAAAGGTGTAGAAAAAACTAAAAAAAGGAGCAAAAATGCAAAAGCTTGATAAAATACAAGAAGTTAAAGTTGCAGAGCAGAGTATTGAAGTAGATCCTAGATCAAAAACTACTGCTGACCAAGCATTTAACTATATTGCAACAGGAAAACCTGAAATGCCAGTTGGTGGTCAGAAAAGAATGTTGCCAGAAAAGAAAAGAAATTCTAAAGCGTACTAATTTATGTGGTTTAGTGCTATTAAATTAGCGATATCTGCTGGAAGTAAGATATACGCCAACAAACAGAAAGCCAAGATGGCTATGTCTGATGCTCAGTTGTTACATGCAGAGCGTCAAGCACGTGGTGAGGAAGCTTACCAAGGTAAATTACTTGAGGCTAGACAATCGGACTGGAAAGACGAGGCAGTCCTCATAATATTAAGTTTGCCCGTGTTGGTGCTTGCATATGCAGTCATATCGGACGACCCAACAGCGATGGACAAGGTAAAATTATTCTTTGAAATGTTCTCGCAGCTCCCGTCATGGTTCACAAACCTCTGGATCCTTGTCGTGGCGAGTATTTATGGTATAAAGGGTACACAAATTTTTAGAAACGGAGGCAAAAAATAATGCGAAAAGATTACAGACAAAATTTTAGAATGGGAACAAATCCGTTTGCAAGAAAATCTAATTTACAAAAAATAGCTGAAACCTTTGGACCTAAGAAAAAAGTTAAAAAAGATAAAAAAAATAAAAAGCCTAATAAGAGAATGTTTGCTAAAAGTGGTTCAAAACCAGATTTTTTAGATATAGACAAAGATGGTAATACATCTGAATCTATGAAGAGTGCAGCTAAACAAGCAAAAGGAAAAAAGAATGACTAAACTATGTCCTAGAGGTAAAGCCGCAGCGAAAAGAAAATTTAAAGTGTATCCCAGTGCATATGCGAATGCATACGCTAGTAAAATCTGTGCAGGTAAAATTAAAGATCCTAGTGGAGTAAAGAGAAAAGATTTCAAAGGACGTAAACCAGCTATGGGTGGTGGCATGATGAAACGTGCATCTTACGCCGGTGGTGGTTTAACTGAGGCAACTGCTAGATTAAAGAGACAAGGTCTACGAGGTGGTGGAATTTGTACCAAAGGAATGAATAGAGACGCTGTCGGAAAGAACTCGTAATGGCCGGGTTAAAAGAATGGTTCAAGCAAGATTGGGTAGATATTGGGAGCAAGCGAAAAGATGGCTCCTTTGCAAAGTGTGGTCGTTCAAAACAAAAGAAAGACGCCAAGAGAAAGTATCCAAAGTGCGTGCCTGCTGCAAAAGCAGCAAGGATGACAGACTCTCAGAGGCGGAGTGCCGTTGCAAGGAAAAGAAGTAAAGCTCAAGGTGTAGGTGGAAAACCTACAAACGTTCCAACATTTACAAAAAGAAAAAAAGCTATGGGTGGTGGTTTCATGGCAAGGAGAGCATCATATGTCTAGAAATGATTTTGGTTTAAGATTTGGTGAACCTAAACAATATTTTGGTAATGTGCCTGATGGCAGACAAGCATTAGCTAATGGCGGTAGAGCAAGAGATAAACAACCACCAAAAACTAAAAAGTATTTCAGATCTACAAAGTCTGGAGCAGGGATGACTAAGGCTGGGG